GATTATTCAATAAATGAATATCAATCTTTAGTAAGAGATGGATTAGCAAGTGAAAATGATTTTAATGTTTTTAAACAACAATTACCTTCTTTAGTAGAAGAAACTCAAGTAAGAGAAATAGGTTCAGCAAATGCTGCAAAAGCATTTTTACTTCTTAGTAATGAAAAAAATTTTCCTAATATAAGAGGAGAAGAAAGAAATAAAATAATAAGAGAAATGGGTACTCTTTCTGAACTACAACAAAAAGCATTTAAAGCATCTCAAGATATAAACATAATTGAAGCCTCAGATCAATATTTAAGAAAATTTGGTGAACAAAAATTTTTTGGTGTTTCACCAGAAGATATGCAAAATATTAAAACAGGTGATGAAGAATTTGATAATCAATTAGAATTAGTGAATGATAAAGTAATTAAAAATAAGTTTAGCTTTGATACTAATTACAATACAAATTCTGATGTAATTCAAAAAATACAATCAGGAGAAATAACAAACACTAAAACAAAATTTTTATTATCGGGAGAAACAGAAAGTAAAAGTATATTAGAAAGATTAGGAGATGGAGATATAAATGATAAAGATGCTAATTTTTTATCATTGATACTTACTAGAAGTAACAATAATACTTTTAAAAAAGAAGATCAAAAATTTTTACAATACTTTAATAATCTTACACCTTTACTACAAGGTAATAATTTTTTAAATTTTTTTGATAAAGAATATAATTTTAGAGCTAGTCAATTAAGACAAGTATTACATAAAAGATATGTGGATGGATTAAGACAAGGTGTGCCTATAGAGGATTTATTAAATGCTACTTCAGAAAATTACATAGCAAAAGATATAAAAAGTTATTTACCTAAAACTGCAGACTTAAATAGTGTTCTTGATAACATGGTAAATACTTTAGAAATAAAAACAGATACACCTCAAAGAAAAGAAGGTGAAACTATCAAAGAGTATGAGTTAAGAATAAGTGGTGGTATTGACATAGATAAGGATGCTTCTCCATAATGACTAGCCTTGCAGAAAAAGAAATAAAGTATAATGAAGCTGGTTTTACTCAAAAAGAAATAGCTGATTGGAAAAAAGAAAAAATACAAAAGTTAAATAGTGCTGGTTTTAATAATCAAGAAATATTAGAAGCCTTTGGCACAACCAATAATAATAAAAAAGTTTATCAAGATTATTTTTCAGATATAAAAAAACAAATTATTAATGAGTATGAAACTGAAGAAATAGTATCTCCTGATGATGAGATGCTTTATCAATCTAAAATACAAGAAGGTGATCCTTTAACATTAAAAGAAGTTGTGGTGGGTAAACAATTTGATGGTGATGCAATATTAAAAAGAGGTTATGGAAAAACTCTTTATGATATGACAACAAGATTAGCAAAGGGAGAAGGTTTGTCAGAAGAATTACTTAATCCTGAACCTGAAGATTATACATGGTTTGAAGGTTTGTTAGAAAGAGGAACAACAATTGGTTTAGAACTTCCTATTTATGGTTTAAGTTTTCTTGGTGGAAATCTTGCAGGTGGTCCAATACCAGGTGCTGTTGCAGCTGGTGCTATTCCAGGTGCTGCACGAGCTACTATAGTAAAAGGTTTAGAACAACAATCCTATGGAGAGCCAGTTACTATTCTTAAAAATTTTTTACAAGAAGGATTAAAAGAAGGTGCAAAACAAGGTTTAACATTTGCAGCTACAGCTATTGCTCCACAATTAAGAGTGGGTGGAACAAAACTAGCAGACAAATATATAACTAGAGTTGCTTCACAACTAACAGCTTTTGAAGGTGTTGGAGCTACACTTAATGGTCAGCTTCCTACCTTAAAAGAATTTTCTTATTCAGCAGTTTTATTTGGTGGACTAGGTGCAGTACAACCTAGAAAAACTATGGAAGATAGAACTAAAAAAATATTTATTGATACAGGTAAAAAACCAAATCAAGTATTTAATGAAGCTATAACAAATAAAAGAATATTAGAAGATGTTGCTTCAAGATCATATATTAGAGATTATGCAAAATTATTAGAAAGAAAAACTCCAGAGAAAAAAATAACAGAACCTGATAAAATATTTAAAGATGAGTTAGCAAATAAAGCTGCAGAAAATATAGTATTAAAACCAAAAGTAGAACCTTTAACAGTTGCAAGATTAAAAGAGATGGGATCAACTGTTAAAAGAAAATCTATTATTGAAGGTATAGATAATAAATATCCAATACTAGAAACAATGAGAAAAGCAAAAGTAAATACTAAAACTGGTATTGAAAAATTAAATTTGTATGAACAAGCTAGAATTATGGAAGGTATGCCAAATAGAGCAGCATACTTTATTGAGTATAATACTTTAAACGCAAAAACTTTAGGTGATAAAGGTTTAGGATTAAAAGAAATCACAAAAGATATTGTTAAAGAAGGTAAAAATAAAACACAATTATTTGAAACTTATTTATCAAATAGAAGAGCTATTGAATTAAATAATAGAGGTATTGAAACAGGTTTTAATATTGAAACAGCAAAACAATTTACTAATAAATATAAAAAAACTTTTGAAGCAAAAGCTAAACAAACTGACAAATATCAAAGAGAACTTTTAGAATATGCTCGTGATGGTGGTTTTATAACTAAAGAAGCATTTACAGCAATGACAGAAGCGAACAAAAATTATGTTACTTTTGCAAGAGAATTAATACAAGATGGTAAACCAGTTGTAGCTGAAGGATCAGTTAATCCTTTTAAACCTATTAAAGGTGCGAAATTAAGAGTATACCCACCATTAGAACAAATGGTTAAAAACACCAACACTATTGTTAATGCTGTTGAAAGAAATAAAGTTAAAATAAATTTTGTAGATTTAGTAGAAAAAACTAAAAAGAAAGATCCTAATTCATTTCCATTTATTAATAAAGTCAATCCTAAAACTACTAAAAAACCTAAAGAAGATTTAATGACAGTAAGAAAAGATGGTAAATTAGAAACTTGGGATGTAGGTAAAGATATTAAAACTGCTTTTACAACTTTAGATCAACAAGGCTCAAATATGCTTTATAATTATTTAGGCGCGCCTGCTAGAACTTTAAGAGCTGGTGCAATATTAATACCTGACTTTGCTGTACCAAACTTTTTTAGAGATACTATGCAAGCTAGTTTTTTAAATAAAGTTGGTTTTGTTCCAATACAAGATTCTGTGATTGGAGCATTTAATATTATTACCAAAGGTAATAATAAAAAAACTATGGCAATGTATAAAAAATATGTGAAGTCTGGAGGTATGCAATCTACTCTACTTGCTGTGGATAAACCTAATATCTTTGATGGTAAAGTGTATGACATTCTTTCTAAAGGACCAGTAAGAAATTCTAATAGAGGTCCATTAGCTCCATTTAGAGCATTAACTCAATTATCAGAGGAGATGACAAGATTTAGAATATTTGAAAAAACATATAAAAGAGCTATTGAAAAAGGTTTAACAGAAAAACAAGCTATGGAAAGAGGAGGTTTTGAAGCTAGAAATCTTTTAGATTACGCAAAACGAGGATCATTAGGATCAAACATAAATAGATTAGTTCCATTCTGGAACGCAAGAGTTCAAGGTTTAACAAGATTATATGAAGCATTTAGAGATACGCCTGCAAGAACCACAGCTATGATTGGTGCTTATGTAGCTATACCAACTCTAGGTTTTTATATGTTAAATTATGACGATGCGGATTATAGAGATGAACCTGAGTGGTTAAAACAAAATTATTATTATTTTAAAATAAATGACAAACCTTACAGATTTCCAAAACCATTTGAGGTAGGAACATTCGTATCATCTGTTATTGAAAAAAGTTTAGATTGGGTAAGAACAAACGAACCTCAAGAATGGAGTAGATTTGCAAAACAATTTTTTATTAATAATGCAAAAGGATTTTATCCTATTCCAACATCTGTAAGACCACTTATGGAAAATTTTGCAAACTACAGTTACTTTAGAGATGCTCCTGTAGTACCTAAATCTTTAGATAAAAATTTATCAAACAAATTTTATTACACAGAATATACCTCTGAAACGATTAAACTATTTTCTGAAATAGTTAATGGTATTGTAGGAGATGACAGCTTTTTAGCAATGAAACCTATTCACGCAGAAAATGTATTTAGGTCTTGGACAGGTGGTTTAGGTAGATATGCTTTAGATATTTTAGACTATGCTTTAATCAAAGCTAAAATTATAGATGACCCTATTAAACCGACAGATACCTTATCGAAAATACCAGTAGTAAGAGCCTTTGATGTTAGAGATGTACCTGGTTATTCCTCTACTGCTTTAACTAGATTTTTTGAGGAACTCGAACCTATAGAAAAAGCATTTAACGACATAGACTTATTAAAAAAAACAGGTCAAATAGAAGAATTAGAAAAAGTTTTAAAGACTGCTCCTTATGATAAAAAATTTATGATGACTTACAAGAAGTCAATAAAAGAGTTAGACAAGAGTATAAGACAGATATATAACACTAAAGAGCTTGCTGATGGAACTAAATTAACTCCAGATGAGAAGAGAGAATTGATAGATAATCAGTATAGACTTATGATAAATTTTGCAAAACAAGCCTTAAATAGTCTTGATAAAATGAAGGATAAATAATATAGACAAGTAATATGACAATATCTTCAACAACAGTAAAAAATTCATATTCAGGCAATGGTAGTAATGACACCTTTGTTTATGGTTTTAAAATATTTGCAGCATCTGATCTACAAGTTATTATAAGATCATCCACAGGAGTGGAGACAACTAAAAC